TTGAGTGGTGGACAGGAACAGAGTGGAGCAAAGACAAAGAATTATACAAAAAGCTTTGTCTGCGGGATGAAGCTGCAATAGTTACATATGATGACAGTGATCTACGAACCAACTAACAGAGTGGAGGTGAGTACACCAAAAGGTGATGGAATCATTTGGTTAGTTACAGACTACGGTCATGAGACAGACACTATTTACACAGTAATTATTAACGACACCGGTGAGCTGTGGCAGTTTAGGCATAAAGACATCAGAGTGAAAATGAACATAACATTTGGAAGAACATGATTAGATTATTTGATATACAGAACGGACAGGTGACAGCTAGTGAACACTGCTTCACTCTAAAGTTTTTGAAAGATATAATGGATGAATATCCAATCGAATATCTACGGATATATGCGTATCTGTTTTACATGACCTGCCCTAATCCGGACCTCAATCCATTTTTTGATGTACCAGAAAGAGACAAGGAAGAAATTATTCTGCAGGAAGTAGATGCTGATTTTTCTACAGATGATGAACTCATCACCCATGCAATTAAAAGGTGCAAACAACTTTACGAAACTCCCACTTACAGAGCATATGAAGGTATAAAGGTAGCTCTGGATAACATGGCAAATTTTATGCGTACAGAAACAGTGACATCCGGACGTGACGGATCAGCCACTGCTATTCTTCGTATAGCAGAAAGATTTGACCAGGTGAGACAATCTTTCAAAGGAGTGTATAGAGATCTCCTAGAAGAACAGCAATCTCAAGTAAGAGGAGGACAAAACCTAGCCTATGACCAATAATACTATGAATACAATCCGACCTGATCAAGACTTAATTAGACGAAGAGAGCTTGCGTTGCAGAAAGCAGTGACTATTACTGTTCCTTACAATAAGTTTTGTAAGGTGCAAGACTTCAGTAAACAATGGGGAAATAACAAACGATCTGTAGGAAAACATTATTCTGCTGACATAGATGGAATGGATCTAGATCAAAGAAGTGAAAGCGGCACCCTGGTTGAAGCAGCAGTAGAAGAATTATTACAGGTAGAGTTTATTGATTGGGATCCTACTTTTTCTTTAAAGAAGGATAAGCCGGATTTGGAACCCATTGGAATAGACTTTGGCATAAAAGGAGGGAAGTTTCCATTTGCCACAATTATTAACACAGATACCCTATACCCACAGATTATAGGAATCATTAATAAAGACAATCCCCAGCAAGTACATATACTTGGAGCATTCAGTAAAAAAGTACTTAACAACTCTGACTTTAGATCTGACAGTTTAAAAATAAATTCTCAGCTCTACTACAAGAAATCAAAGACTGGATTTTTTGGATTAGACCTTGGTCATAAGTTAACCGGTATGCAGGATTTATTAAAATATACAGGTGATTTATGGTTAACTGAAAACAGGGAAAAATACCAAAGAATAGTAAGCCACGTAAATAAATCTAAATATGAATTTGTATAATTATAAAGCCACCGTAGTGCGTGTGGTAGACGGAGACACTGCAGAACTGATGATTCATTTAGGATTTACAATTGTATGGAAGTCTACTTGTAGATTTTACGGAATCAACACTCCGGAACTAAAGAGTAAAGATCCTGAAGAAAGAGCAAAGGCTAAAGAAGCAAGAGCTTTAGTGGAACAATACCTTACTCCTGGTGCTGTAGTATATATTAAAAGCCATGAGCTAGACAAATATGGTCGTCCACTGGTAACAATCCACTGTGGAACAGAACAAGAACAGATAATTCTTAATAACAAGCTAGTCGAACTAGGACTAGCTAAAACCTACATCCTATGAAAACCTTTTTAAAAGCTTTTGTTTTTACGATGCTATTAGCATCTGGTATTTTGTTTTTAACTACACTTACACTGGATACTGCTTTGGCTTTTTTTAGCCTTGCTGCTTTTGCTGCAGTGTATGTTCAGATGTCTCGTATAGACAAAGAAAATAACAAATAATATATTACAGCTAAAGGGGATAAAATGTGCAGTAGCCCTAGGGATGATATCTCCCACTGCACTCAATTTTTTAAACGTAACCTATGAAAAATGAAGTTTACACAGACCTTGAAGATATTGTTCCAGAATATAACAACGGATCTGATGGTTCTCTTTACCATTTTGTTTTCCATTTTAACCCTTTTACTGGCCTCTGGTCTGCTATTCATCGTGATGATTATCTGCAGTATTGGAGTGATAGCACTAATCCCCGTGTTATTCGTAGTAAATCTTTTAGCACTCTTCAGGAAATTATTATAAAAACAGGTGGTGATCGAAACAAAATAGACCAACTTACTCGTGAACAGTAGTATATACAAAGAAGTACCAACGTATGATAATGGTCAGTGGACAGAAACCACTTTCTACACCCGGGAAGAATTCCGGGATTTTGTATTGACTCTCTTTAAAGAACCTGGTCAATATGAGTTTGATGAATCATCTAGAATATTTAATACAGAAGGTCGAAAGTTTCAGAAGCAGGGATACTATTGCAATGCTCCTATAAAGAGTAAGGACTTTATAGCTTACTGGGATGATCAGAAAAACAAATGTCGTAACGGTATCATTGTACGAAATAACGGACATTCCTGGTATATCAGTAGGGATTACTACATGTGGCTAAACTTTCTACCTATTTATGACAAAGAAGAAAAACGTTTTGACTTTGCTAAGGTGAGAGATGCTCAGTATCATATGGCTCTTTATGAGCATCTTGCAGAACTTCATTACAAGCATGCTATTATTCTAAAGAAACGTCAGATAGCTTCGTCATATTTCCACATGGCTAAGCTTATTAATCAGTGGGTATTTGAATCAGGAAGTATATGTAAAATAGGATCATCTCTTAAAGACTACATTAACGAGAAAGGTTCTTGGAAGTTCTTAAATGAGTATCGTAACTTTTTAAATGAGCACACAGCCTGGTACCGGCCAGCAGAACCGGACAAAGTATTTGCCTGGGAGCAGAAAATCAAGGTGCGTGTGAATGGTCGTGACACTTACAGAGGTCTGAAGAGCACGATCAATGGGTACTCATTTGAGAAAGATCCAACAAACGGTGTCGGTGGTCCAGTGACGTATTTCTTTCATGAGGAAGCAGGCATTGCTCCTAAGATGGATGACACGTATGGGTTTATCAAACCAGCCCTTAAATCTGGTCACATTATTACTGGTCAGTTTATAGCTGCAGGATCTGTGGGTGATCTAGACCAGTGTGAACCCATGAAAGAATACATCATGCACCCGGAAGAAAATGGTTTTTATGGTGTAGAGACTAATCTTCTTGACAAAGATGGTACAATATCTATTACAGGGTTATTTATTCCTGAGCAGTGGAGTATGCCACCATACATAGATGAGTTTGGTAACTCAAAAGTGGAGGAGGCTCTGGCCGCATTAGATATAGAGTTTGCACGTATGAAGCGTGACATGACTCCTGATGCATATCAGCTATCTATTTCCCAGCAACCGCGTAATATAGAAGAAGCATTTGCTACCCGTAAGGTGAGTGTGTTTCCTCCACATCTTATTTCTAAACAACTACAGCGTATTTCAGATAAAGAATACCCGGTAGAATATTTAGAACTATCAAGAAATGCAGAAGGAAAAATCATAGACAAGCCAAGTAGGAAGATTCCAATTATGGAGTTTCCTATTTCCAAGAAAACTGAGGACAAAGAAGGTGTTATTTGTGTATATGAACGACCTGTCAAGGATCCGACATTTGGGATGTACTATGCATCAGTGGATCCAGTAGGGGAGGGTAAGACAACTACTTCTGATTCTCTTTGTGCAATTTATATCTATAAAAATCCCGTAGAAGTTATCAAAGACCACGGTGGAGGAAAAGTAGAAAATCACATAGAGCGTGATAAAATAGTAGCCTCTTGGTGTGGAAGGTTTGATGACCTCAATAAGACGCATGAGCGTTTAGAGATAATGATTGAGTGGTACAATGCCTGGACCGTAGTGGAAAACAACGTAGCTCTGTTCATACAATACATGATTTCCAAGAAGAAGCAGCGTTACCTGGTCCCCAAGGATATGATACTTTTCCTAAAAGATATCGGTGCCAACCGAAATGTTTTTCAAGAATACGGGTGGAAAAACGTTGGGACACTCTTTAAGGGTACTATTCTTTCTTATGGTATAGAATTCCTAAAAGAGGAATTGGACCATGAAACCAAAGCGGACGGAGAGATTGTAAAGACTATTTACGGAGTAGAAAGGATACCTGACCCTATGCTTTTAAAAGAGATGCAAGCCTATCAGGATGGTGTCAACGTGGATAGACTTGTTTCTTTTTGTGCACTTATAGCCTTTGCCAAGGTGCAGCAGTCTAATCGTGGATATACTAAACGTGTAGAGGTTATGGATAAAAACTTGGATAACTCCCAGAAATTTAGTAAATTAAATTGGGGACCTTTCAGACACATGGGGTCCTCTAGAGGTAGTTCTACAGGTATGAAAACGCCCAGAAACCCCTTTAAAAATTTAAGATGATTGCTTATAGCATACTTCCTGAACAAATAGTATTTATATCTACCAATACGTATGGGGTAGAAGTAGTCTATAAATACGTAACTAATTAATTATCATGCAGATATATAACGCTCTAGATTTAAAAGCCGGGAAGAAAGTTGAGTACAATAAAATGGGTACTCTTACCCAGCCTATCCAGTTTCTTGCTGAAAAGGAAAAGGACGAAGAATGGCGTGCCTGGAATCTTGATTGGTTAGAATGGCAGGGAATGAAGCAGCTTAGGCGTAACGCCCGCAGGCTAATGAAAAACTATAAGCTAGCAAAGGGTATTATTGACAAGACTGACTACATAGTTGAGGAAAATAATGAGATGGCTGACCTGATAGACACTCTTACTAAAGAGGATCAGTCAGCTTTAGAGCTTAAATTTTATCCTATTATCCCAAATGTAATTAATGTTTTAAGTAACGAGTTTAGTAAACGTGCTTCAAAAATTACGTTTCGTGCGGTAGATGACACTTCATATAATGAAATGCTTGAGGAAAAACGAGCTATGATTGAAGAAGTGTTAATACAGAAGGCCCAACAGAAGATGTTAGTCAATATGATTAACATGGGAATGGATCCTGAAAGTGAGGAAGCACAAGAAATGATGTCTACTGAAAACCTAAAAACTCTACCTGAAATTGAAGACTTTTTTCGTAAAGATTATAGGTCTATGGTTGAAGAATGGGCTTCTCATCAAATGAAAGTTGATGTAGAAAGGTTTGGAATGCAGGAGTTAGAAGAACGTGCATTTCGTGATATGCTTATTACAGACCGTGAGTTTTGGCATTTCCGTATGATGGAGGACGATTACGAACTTGAGCTTTGGAATCCTTTGCTTACTTTTTATCACAAGAGTCCTGACATTCGTTACATATCTCAGGGTAACTGGGCTGGTAAGATAGATCTTATGTCTGTATCAGACGTAATAGATAAGTTTGGCTGGATGATGAATCAAGAGCAGTTAGAGGCTTTAGAAGCTATTTATCCTGTACGTTCAGCAGGCTATGCTGTTCAGGGATATCAAAATGACGGAACTTATTATGACCCAACCAGATCACACGAGTGGAATACGCAAATGCCTTCTTTGGCTTATAGACAGTTCACTTCACTTTATGATACCCAATTTGGAACGGGAGACATTGTGGAATGGATCTTATCTGATTCTGAAGACACCATTGATTTTGGTAAAACACACTTATTACGTGTTACCCAAGTGTATTGGAAAAGTCAACGAAAGGTGGGACATCTTACACGCATTACAGAAACAGGAGAGATATCTCAAGATATTATTTCTGAAAACTACAAGGTTACTGAAAAACCGTTATATAATACCACTTTATACAAACAGAAAACCAAAGACAATTTAATATTTGGTGAACATATTGACTGGATCTGGATTAATGAGACCTGGGGTGGTATTAAGATAGGACCTAATAGACCGGCTTTCTGGGGACAAAATAACCCTGGGGGGATTAACCCGATTTATCTTGGTCTTAATGGTGGTAAGCCCGGACGCATTCCGTTTCAGTTTAAAGGAGATAATACACTTTATGGTTGCAAACTTCCGGTGGAAGGTTCTGTATTTGGTGATCGTAACACCCGCAGTATTTCATTGGTAGATTTAATGAAGCCATTCCAGATAGGCTATAATATAGTAAATAATCAAATTGCGGATATTCTTGTAGACGAACTAGGAACCGTAATTATGTTGGACCAGAATGCTTTACCACGTCACTCTATGGGAGAAGACTGGGGTAAAAATAATCTGGCCAATGCCTATGTGGCTATGAAGAATTTCCAGATGTTACCTTTGGATACATCTATTACCAATACTGAGAATGCACTGAATTTTCAGCATTACCAAGTGCTTAACTTAGAACAAACCAACCGTTTGTTGTCAAGAATTAATCTTGCTACTTATTTTAAGAACCAGGCATTTGAAGTGATTGGTCTTAATCCTCAACGTATGGGGCAGCAGCTTTCTGTACAACAAACTGCTACAGGTGTTGAACAGGCTATGAATGCTAGTTATGCTCAAACTGAGCAATATTTTATTCAGCATTCTGATTATTTAATGCCACGTGTTCACCAGATGCGTACCGACCTTGCACAATATTACCATTCTAAAAAGCCGTCTTTAAGGCTTCAATATATTACCACTAATGATGAGAAGGTTAATTTTCAGATTAATGGTACAGATCTTTTGATGCGTGACTTTAATATTTTTTGTACAACTAAGACTAACCAGCGTTCCATTATGGAGCAGCTTAGAAGCTTAGCAATTAATAATAATACCACAGGAGCTAGTATTTATGATTTGGGTAATGTTATAAAAGCTGAATCAATTGCTGAGCTTACTGGTGTACTTAAAGAAGCTGAGCAGAAGTCTATGGCTCAGAAACAAGCTGAAATGCAGCAGCAACAGCAAATGCAGCAAGAACTGTTGGCTAGTCAAGAACGTCAAAAGCAAATGGATCTTGAGTTTAAAGCTGATGAAGCTGAAAAGAATCGTCAAAAAGATATTTTGGTTGCTGAAATACGAGCTAGTGGCTACGGTGCTATGATGGACATAGATAAAAATATGGAGTCTGATTTTGATCAGAATATGAAAGACATTAGACAGTCTGAGCAGTATCGTGAACAAATGAATTTTAAAAGAGAGCAAGAAGTAAATAAAACAGCAATGGGTACTCAGAAAATGGAACTTGAAAGGGAGAGGTTGCAGGCACAGCGTGAAATAGCTGATAAACAACTTCAAGTGGCTCGTGAGAACAAGAATAAATATGACGTACAGAAAAAGGATAAAAAATCCAAGTAAGGTATTTAAGTTATAGCTCTATTATACGCTATTCAGCTTTTCAAGTTCTACACAAAGTAAATTCGTAAGGTTTAAAATTGTATATTTTAAATGTAGAGATACACAATAAAAACCAAACGTAATCTATGGAAAACCAAACATCTGTACAGACTAATGTACAACAAGTAGACCTTGATATTGATAGCTGGTTAGGAGCTCCTGGTGCAGACAGTATTGTTACCCCGGAGGGATCTAGTAAACCTGCAGATAGTAAACCTAACTTTTTTTCATCCAAAGGTACTGATCTAAGTTTTTTGGATAAGGAAGATGAAAGTACTGATAACAAAACTGATGATTCTAATCAAGACTCTAAAGCACCAGTTTCCCGTGAAACAGTTGATGAACTGGTAAACGATCTTGATGATGAGGACAGTACTAACGACAAAAAATCTAAGGGCGGTCGTCCTAAAACAGAAAAGTCTGGTCTTGTAGAATTTCTTAAGAAACGTATAGAGTCAAAAGAAATGTTTGCTTTTGATG